CCATGACATCGTTGTACTTACCTCAACACATCCTTATTTTTAAGTATACATATACTTTATCTGTTTACGGTCACACTATCCACCTATAGCAACTTCAATTGTCATTCCTACAACTGTTAATGGTAATGGATCTGTTTGTCGTACAAATATTTGACCATTATCTTGCCATGTAGGGGTAAGCATAATTTTTATATCTTCTGTTTTTAAACGTGGTGGAGAACCATAAGGTTCATCGGTACGTTGTTTTGCTTCTACTAATTTATCTGCACTTGGCCCTGCAAAAATTCCAGAACTTTCTAATACTCTTAACCAAACATGATTAACATTTTTTACACGGCCTTGACCAAACGCTTCTGTTTGTAATGACATTGGCATTGTTTGTAAATCGCTTTCATATTCCAAACCTATATGTACAACACTAGATGCACGATCTAAAGTAATAGTTCCGCTAGATATTGTCTTTTGTGGATGGACAGCACCATCAGCCAAAATACTAACTGTTTTACCTTCTAAATAATTTAATCCTGATATAACATTTCTTGCTACTTCAAATGTTGTTATAGCAGTATTCCGTAAACTTGCTGGCAGATCTACGTCTAGTTTTACTGTTGCTACAGTTTGATTAGTTGTAGCAGTAATATTACAACGATAATAATTTGTACCACTAACTAAAACAATTGCATCGCCTACATCGTCAAGACTAGGAGGTGCATTAAATAAATTATAATTAGCAGTTATAGTAACACTTTCTCCTCTTGTATAATTTGTACCTCCAGAAATAGTTACAGTGCGATTTGTATCTGTATTTGTACCGTCATATGTAGAACCTGCGTCAACAAAAAATGCATCTCGATCTTTAGCATACAATCTTGTATTCATACGCTCAACAAATTTTTTTGTTGCTCCATTAATAGTTCTTTTTATAACGCAATAAAGTGCATCATCATTTCCTTCTGAAACAGTTGCAACGCTTTCAAATGTACCGTCAGTATCGTGTTGATGCCATGCACCAATAGTTTGTTCTGGTACATATGTAAAACCTAATAATTTACCATTACTACTTATAAACCAAACTATAGGAATAGGAGATTTAGCTAACGCCATATCTGTAACAGTTAAATTATCAAACAAATGTGGCGCACGAAGTGATAAATCACCAGTAATAAATCCATTAGCTTGCCAGTTATAACCAAGTTCTCTAACGTGACCACCACGAGAAGAAGCATATACCATGCTGTTGTTAACAATTACTGGTTGTGCATTATTAGCACCTACATACGATTGTGGTTTTACAGATATAGATGAAGGTGTTATAGCGTCACTGTTAATAGACGATACACGCCACTCTGCTGATCCTGTAAGCATAAGCAGGTTAGTTAATGGAACAATGTGTCTTATAGTATTTGCTTCGCGAGCAGCAACTCTAAACTTAATTCGATCATCATCTCGTATAGGTAAACCAAAAGATAAATTACTTTCAGTACCTGATTTAGTCATTAATATAGTTTGCGGTTCATTATTTGTTCCAGCAAAAACTCTGCGTTGTTCAAAATAAGATACAGCACCGGGAAAATTATCTGTTGATTGAAATTCGTTTTCGTATATAGGTGGTGTTCTAGAAAAATTTGGTGCAATGTTTGCATCGACAATGCTATAAGTAGCTGGATTTCCTGATGAATCGTGATTTATTTCTCCTAAAAATCCAAATATACCAGCTTGTTCTTTATATACTCTGTATTTTGATGCGCCATCAACCTTATTCCATGTAATAGTATTTTTTGCACCTGTTACATAAATATTATTGTCAACTGATGCAGAACTTGATTGTGAACTTTCATCAACTAAATTATCTTTAACTGCTGTAACTACATATTCATGTGTTTCATAAGTATCTGTGTTTGTACTACTTGAAGATGGTATATACGCAGCAACACTAACATTTGTTGGTGATGATAAAGGACTAGCAAAATTAATAGTTTTAAGTTCCCATTTTGTTGCACCTAATCTTCTTAATTCTCTTGGCGCATGATTAGGATGCACTAATGTCATAACGTCAGCAGATTGCACATAATGCACATCAAACAATTCTGCTTCTTGAAATGGATGCGGTATTTCGTAAATATTAGGATTAGTTGGTAAAGCATACCAATTTGTAGCGTTTGATGGTTGGCTATTAGAATGTGCTGTTTTAGCGTAATAATTAACGCCATTGTATGCAGCAATATCTCCAATTACATAATTTGTACCGCTATTCCATGCTGCTCCATTTACATATATTAATGGTTGACCTTGTGTATGAAATCTAAAATATTCATGACCCATTTCTATAACCATTGTCTGCACTGTAGAAAAAGTAAAAGATATTAACTTTACTGCTTTTGTGCTGTCTTTTACTTCTGCTACATATTTAAAACCTGCTCTGTTTTCTGCTGGCCCTTGTGGTTTGGCAATAAAATTACGCATTGTTGCTGCTCCTTGCTGAAACTTGGCATCATCAATACGACCAAACATTTCTGGTGATATTTCACCTCCAGAAAAAGATCTATAAAACGTGCGTGTAACTGGCATTGTTTACCTCCCAGATGTCCAAGGCACAATATGTTCTATTGTTATATCTCGATGTAAATTGTCTGCTTGTTTTGCACTTGCCAAGTAACCCATCATCATTTGTGTAGAACGTTTTGCTTCTGCCATTCCTTGATCACCTTTTATTATTGGCCCTGCAAGCATAGATGCCAAATGCCATGACAACGTAACAACAAACAATGGTGAAAATAATGATGCGTCAGTAACAAATGCCTGATACCTTAACATTGCATTTTCTTGGTTTGTATAAATATATGCTCCCTCTACTGCAAATTGTTGTGGTGTATATTGACCAGCTACTATTGTTGGCGCATAGTTAGATGTTATACCACCGGGAGTATCACCAGCAGACATTCTTGTAGCGTAATCGTTCTGTGCTGTTGGAGATATTATTGCTACAGGTGACATCATGTCAGAAGGTGCTACATACGCATAATCCCATTGATCTAAAGTATTAGTTGTTAATGCTAAATTTTCACGTTTGGAAGCAAAATTCCATGTATGCATTTCTAGCAAAGTGTTTCTTGCTATTGGATAAAAACGTGCAGCTTTTTCTGCTTGCGCTGATCCTTCGGGTGGGGATAGCGTAGCAATTGTTGCATCATCACCCAAGTGAGCTAGGGCAAGGTTGCAAATATCCACTTCAGTTGCCATAACATCTCCTAAAAAAAGAGGAGGTTAGCAGTATTACCACTAGCCCTCCAGTAAAAAATAAGAAAACTAATGCCTATTTATTAACTGCTTCAAGTTGATTGATTAAAGTTTCTTTTGTTTGTCTTCTATCTAGTTCAATACCGATAGTGCGACCATAAACTTCAAGTTCTGCTTTAGTCATTGATACATAATCAATGGATTGAGTAGTTGGCTGAACATCTTCTGACGGTACGGTTGTGTTAGACGGCACAGGTAGATCAGGTTCAGTTCCACCAACTAATTCAATATTACTATTGAACTCTCCATTGTATTCAAACTCTTCATCAACTTCTCGCATGGATTGACCAACGAAACACTTGACTTTAGCTTTGTAAATAGGCATAGATTCTCCTTATTAAGCTACGGTAAAACCAGAAGCATAGAACTTTCTACCGTCACCGATTGTTTCTACTATATCAGCAGTAACTTTACCAGCGTTAAAAGTACCAGCAATTGTGTATCTAGCACCAATATATCTCTGGCCTTTACCAGCTATATCTGGATTAAAACGTACTACTACGTTTTTGCCTAATGTAAGTGCTGCTGTAAGGATTGCATCGCTGCTTCCAATTACAGTAGGACTTCCCAAGTTTGCACTTGCACTAGAAATAACTTCAAATTTTACGCTTGTACCATTTGCTAATGCAGTAGTAACGGCAAAATTCATGTATAAAGCAGTACCTTCACCCATATCTCTAGCAGTTCCTAGATCTACAGTGTTAGTAGATACAGCAGTTGTTGTAAGTGCTTGATCTTCACTTACTCTGAGCAGTTTGTCAGTAATCATTTTAGATCTCCTTTGTTAATAAAAAAGTTAACTTACTGCAGATTCAGTATTAAGTAACGCATCTACTCTTCTTAGAGGTACACCTAAGAATGATAGATAGCTCTGTGCTGATCCAAATTGAGATAAACCTTCTTGGATAGCTAATACAGATTGTGACTTGTCTAATGCTGCAATAGATAATCCTGAGTGAACAGTTCTATTCATATAGAACGCTGCTCTTCCCATTGCCATGTTTGGAATTCTGTACAATGCTCTAGCCATAAGCTTAATT